TCAGGAACAAATGGCCGACATGATTGCACGTACAGAAAACCCTGGAGGTAGCTCCTCCGTCAATGGCCCAGCACCTGGATCATTGGAGGAAATGGAGGAAAGGTTGGCGAACGTACCCATCACTTAATGCCCCATAAAGAAAGACATTTAAGAACATGGCTGCTACATCAACAACCCAACTAGCTGCCGACCTGCAAACTTACTTCAGTAAGAAATTGCTTGTCCAAGCTGAATACAAAGTTGTTCTCGACCAATTCGGTTACAAAGAGAACATCCCTAGTGCATCTTCAAAAACTATTAGCTTCACTCAGTACGCTGACCTTGCGGTTGCGACTTCACCACTGACTGAGGGTACGCCACCTACTGACACACAGTTGTCGACTAGCGCTATCACAGCGACAATCGACCAACTTGGTGCATATGTGACACTCACAGACTTAGCTGAATTGACTGTTAAGCACCCAGTTGTCCAAAAGACTACTGAGCTTCTCGGTGTCCAAGCCGCTCGTTCATACGACCGCGTTATTAACGCAGTTATTGTTGCTGGTACTAACGTGATCTACCCAGGTGCAATTGCATCTCGTGCGACAATCACGACCACAACATACCTGACGTTTGCTGAAATCCGTAAAGCAGTTGCATTGCTTCGTAACAACGGTGCGTCAGAATTTGACGACGGAAACTTCGTACTTGTCCTTGATCCATCAGTGGAAACTGACCTCATGGGTGACACGACTTTCCAAAACACCGTCTACCGTCAACCAGATCCAGTGAAGGGTAACGAACTCTACAAGGGTACGATTACCAAGTTTGCTGGTGTCACAGTAGTCCGAAGCAACAACATTCCAACAATCCTCGGTGGTGTTGGTGGTGCAATTCCTATTCACACGAGCTATGTATTTGGTCAGAACAGCTACGCTGTCACTAACCTACAAACACTCCAAATGTACAAGGAAGGACCAGGTACTGTATCTGACCCACTCCACCAAAAAATGACCATGGGTTGGAAAGTTGGCTTCAAGGCAGTGATTTTGAACAACAACTTCTTTGTCCGTCTTGAATCTGCATCTGCATTCTAGGAACTGAGTGATTAACTGGGGGCTTCGGCCCCCACCACGAAAGGCCCCACAATGGCAGACCCAAAGACACCAACTACACCATCAGCTGAACCAGTAGCTGAAGCACCTAAAACTGTAAAAATTGACCTCCGCAACCCCATCAGGATCTCCAATGTCAAGAACACCTGGGAATTCCCAGCTGGACGCGGCATCGAAGTTCCTGCTGATATGGCAGAAGACGTCAAGCGTATCGATGATGACCACCAAGATTACAAGGCAAACCTTCTGATCAAACGTACAAGCACCGTCGACGCTGGCACCTTCGCTGTCGGTGGATCGGAATAAGAAAGGAGTTCACATGGCAACATTTGGACTTGGAAATTTCCTGTATGAATTAACTGTGCAAGATGGTAAAGCATCATTCCACTTTTACGATCAGGACGATGCCGAGAACACAGCTGATGTGTCTCTAGGTACAAAAGACTTCAACGGTTATTCCGCTGACAGTCGACAAGTAGCTGACATCGCTTACGCGCAAGCAAGCAAGGTCCTCAACGACAAACGTGACGCACGACTCGCAAAGAAAGCTGCCGCTGATTTATCAGTGAAGCAAACTGAAGACTCTCGCCTACGTGAAGCTGGTGAAGACTTCCAAAACAACGCGCAAGACGTTGCAGTACAACCTGCTCAAGTTGAAGAAGACGGAACACACGTGTACAACACTGGTGATCCTGCTGACACAACGAGCGACAAAAAAAGTAAGTAATTACTTCGAGGGGGTGTAAGGCCCCCACTTTGATTTTATTAAGGCAGTGAACGCTTAAATGCTACTGCGAGTTCATTTAAAACTTCGCTTGACCGTTTGAACAACTGCATGGTATGTGCTATAAATAAGCATAATAACTACCAGGTAAGCGTATACCCGCAACCGCATACTCCGTAAAGAGATGAAAGTAGAAAATAACTTTTTATTTTTATCTTTTTAGGAGAATTATGAACCCAACAGACTTTCAAAAAGCGGGAATTGCGGCACAGGTAGCGCAAAATACAGGCATCTATACTGGTGATCCAAGCTTGCAGCAACAATGGAATGCTGCCAATGCGCAACAGACCCAGGCTCAACAAGATGGTATCAACGCACAAAATGCAGCTGATGCTGCCGCAGCCCTTGCTGCACAACGAGCCGCTGCACAGACCGCAGCCCTCAAGAACAACCAAGTATCACAGCTCCAGACCCAACTGGGCGGACTTGATCAACAACAGAATATCGGACTTCAGAACCTCGACAATAGCTTCAACCTAGGCGCAAACCGCTTGGACCAACAGAACGCTGTCGCACAAAGAAATTATGATCAGCAAGGCCAATATAACCAGCAGAACTACCTGAACACCAAGAACGGTATTCAGCAAAATGCACGTGCTACGAACAACTCACTGCAACGACTACTCGGACTCAACGGTGCGGGTAACTCTAGTGCTGCCTATGAACAAGCACCATACGCGACTGCTCTCCAGGCATCTACGAACCTTAACGGTGCGCAGACAACCTACGGTCAGAACCAGGGTACACTTGATACTAACTGGCAAGACACACAGCGCTCATACCGCAATTCACTTGATGACCTCAACAACCAGAAGTACCAACAACAGAACAGCCTGAAATCGAGCATCGCATCGACTCGTGCCAGCCTGCTTTCTGGCATCCAACAAGCTAACGGATCAAGCCAATATCAAAGTACGATCAACGACCTACTGTCTCAGATCACTGGACTTGGCCAACAATACGCCAACCCAGTGCTTCGTACTGCCGATGTGGCTTACAAAGCCCCAGACTTATCTCAATACAACCTGGATGGCAATACAGCTATTTCACAAGGTGGCGGTGCAGCAAGTTCTGTTGATCCGACATTCCTGAGCCTTCTTACTGACAACCAGAAGCGTGATCAATACGGTAACTTAATTCAAGCCTAGGAGGTCAAACAAAGTGGCTTTCTTGGACGATCTAGCAAACTTCGGCAAGACCGTAGTGAACGGCGTGACACAAGCGCCACGCTTCCTCGGTAATGCCTACGGTAACGCCCTTGCTGAATTTACAGGGGTTAATGCTGGTGTCCAACAAAGGAATGATGCAGCACAAAAAGACACCATGAACACGCTGTCGATCCTCAACCAGAAGATGCGTGCAACAACTGACCCTGTCCAAAAAGCTCGCTACCAGACGGCCATTAAGAACATTGGTGCCATTGGTGATCAAGGTAATGCTGATACTCAGTCCTACTTCAACGACCGCATGGCCGCCACAGACCCTACGAAGACCCTCGCTGCATCAGGCAGCCTTATCTTTGACCTTGCGACGCTTGGTGCTGGAACAGGTGGCACACAGGCCGTTAAACAGGCTGTCGTACAAGGCGGTAAGATGGCAGGCGCAAAGGTCCTCGGTGGCCAAGTCGTTAAGAACGGACTACTTGCTGCACCATCAGGCGCACTCTCCCCTATCATCGAAAAAGGTAATCAGGCGACACTTGGTGACGTAGCCACAGGTGCTGGTACTGCATTCGCACTAGGTGGCGCACTCCCTGTTGCATCACTCGGACTTAATAAGTTCGGTGGCGCACTCAAGAAGGCACAGATGAGTCCAGGATCAGAAGCTGGGTTTGCCAAGATCCCAGGTAAGGCACCAGTTGCCGATCTTGCACCCAAAGCTCCTGTACAACCCGTATTCGCACCGAACAAACTGACACAAGGTGCTAAGGATCTTCGTCAAAACATCAGTGATGAGACGATCGCAAAGCTCGACAATAGTGGCCATGCGGTCCGTAACACCGAAGCACTCAACCAACGTGGTATCGCTGAAGCTGCAACCTTTAAAAGTAACGACAAACTGATCAATGCAGCCCACGAACGTCTGTCTGTGAAGCCTGGCAACATCAGTGACGAGGATATTTCGTTCATTAACCAGGCGATTGACCGCGCAGATGCCGCGGGGAACCACGATGCGGCCAGTGCGCTGCATGACTCACTGTCTGAACACGCTGTCGCAAGTGGTCAAACGGTACAGGCACTCTCACTCCTGTACAGCCGTAGTCCAAATGGGCTGCTAAACAAGGCAACCCGTGACATTAAGAAGGCAACTGGTACTGCTATCACTGGTGAACAACGTAAAGCGCTACAACAGCTTACCGATAACATTAAAAACGCTACAAATCAGCGTGATAAAGAGTTTGCGATCGCCAAACTCCAACAAGAAGTGTCCAAAAACATCCCACAAAGCGGCATCCAGAACGCACTGAGCGTATGGAAGGCTGGTTTGCTATCTGGACCAGTGACACACGCAGGAAACGCCCTTTCAAACGGTACATTTGGCGTATTAAAGAAAATATCTGATGTTCCAGCCACCGCAGCAGACACGATCATGTCGAAATTCACTGGTCAACGCACCAAAGCATTCACACTCCAGGGCAGCGGCTCTGGACTTGCTGAAGGTGCCAAAAATGGCCTTGAAACCATGAAAACTGGTATCGATCGCCGCCAATTGATCAACGGAAAATACGAAGGTCACGGCGAACTGAACTTTAAGAACCCTGTCATCCAGAAAGTCTTCGGTGACACCAGTAACGGCGTATTCCGACTCCTAAGCTCAGGCGACCAACCGTTTTACTACGCTGCTGCGAAGAACTCATTGTATGATCAGGCCATTGCAGCAGGCAAAAACCAGAAATTAAACGGCAAATCACTGTCAGATTTCGTCAAAAACACCGTCGAAAACCCTTCAAAAGGCATGGCAAATCAGGCTCAAAAAGAGGCCCAAAAGGCCGTTTTGGGTGAAGATCGACCGATTGCACAGAGTATTAGCCAGTTTGTCGGCAAGCACCCAGCACTCCAAACGATCGTGCCATTCACCAAGGTACCGACAAACTTCCTTGCACAAGTCCTTGATTACACTCCAGTAGGCGCGATCAGCAAGATTGCCAAGGAAGTACACAGCGTGAAGGTCCAACACAATGGGCTTGATCAACGTGGCTTGGCTGAGGCGATTGGTAAGGCTACTACTGGATCAGGCATCATCTTCCTCGGCGCATCACTTGCCAGTGCTGACATGCTATCTGGCCAATACCCAACAGATCCGAAAGAAGCTGCACGCTGGAAGGCCGAAGGCATCACACCGAACTCAATCAAGATCATGAACCCAGTGACTGGTAAGCCAACCTGGATCAGCATGAATTATGTCGGTCCAGCAGGTATCTTGCTTCAGGCAGGTCAGGACTTCCATGATGCTGCCAAATCAGGCGATAATGCAGCCCTAGCGTCCATTGCAGGCGTCGGTAAGTCACTTACTGGTCAATCATTCCTCACAGGCTTTAGCGGCTTCGCAAACGCGTTACAAGACCCAGGACGATATGGTGCCAACCTGGTCAACTCACAGGCAGGATCCATCGTACCTAACTGGCTTGCCCAAGGCGCCAATGCACTTGACCCAAACCAACGTGCGACAACTAACGTCGGCACTACACTCGAAAGCCGTATTCCAGGTGTCCGCAACACATTGAATGTAAAGACTGACGTATACGGCAACCCACTTGCACAGCGTACAGATCCACTCAGCCTGGTCACTAACCCACTCCGTCCATCAAACTCGATCACGTCCGATACACTTGCAGAAGTAAAGCGGTTGCATGACGCCGACCCGAACAACAAAGATCTCCAAGTCACACCAACGCCTGTCGAAAAGACACTCTCGATCGACAGTGTTAAGTACAAACTCACTGATCAACAACGATACGACCT